ACGATAGTCTGGTTTTATAGAATTAACTCTCAGTCTCCAAAATAATTCTATAGGTTCAATATTTGTGACTGTATATTTTTCTTTCAACCAATCCAGCACAATCTGCTGATTTTCGTTGAGCTGCGCTTGCACACTTTCATTTGCCTCAAACGCTTCACTTTCCAATCTTTCCCAATCGCTACTATGCATCTCAATGAATTCAATATCTGATAACCAAACGGCTTTTTTACTCATTCTGCGACCTCCAATAGCTCTTTGTTATCCCATATATTTCCGAGGATTTCTAATGAACTAGTTCCGTCAAAAGTATTAGAAACATCAATAAAATCATAGTTTTCATCTGGTTCTATTCCATCGATAAAAAATTGATAACAGTCTCTTTTCACGATACCTAGGTAGCTATATTCTCCATCACGATGCTGAACAATATCCCCCTCAAAAATTTCAACGCCGTTCTTGTCTTTTAATCCTGTTGATTGCATGAGAACATATTTATCAATCATTCCCCACATGCCATTTTCTAGATTGATAAGAGGAGCTATAAATCCTGTATCATCATCAATAGTCCATTCTACATTTTTATCTTCATCAGGATAATACATTATGTTTTCATCTACTGAATATGCTCTAAATTTTGGAATCATCTTCTTCACTCGCTTTCTAATATTTCCACTTCTTCCGCTGAAAGAAAACTAGCAAGACAATTTGCATCACAAAACATATTGTCTGTTCCATCTTCAAACTGGAAAAAATTAACTATCATAAAATTGTCTCTAATTGTTAAATATGATTGATTAGTAAATTCTCCATCATTAAACAATGCGTTACCACAATTAGCACACGTAGAACTTTCTTTCTGAAAATTTGGATATGACATATTTTTTTCCTTTCTTCTTTTTTAAAATAAATTTATTTGTTCATTCGGTTCATAATTTAGCCATAACACTTCAGTACGATTAGACTTTTTCTTTGTCGTAATGCCTACTTTTGTTTGTTGCTTGATAACATTCCAATTTTTCAATACAGAATTATATAATTTGCTGTCATACCCTGATAAAATCACTTTCCCCTGATGATTTATTAAAGTAGTCAATAATTCTTCGTGTTGATGGTTGGTAAATCCGTTTTCATAATGATCACTGACCAAGCTCGATGCGATATAGGGAGGATCACAATAAATCAAAGTGTCTGGATCATTATGTTCTTTAATCAATTGAATACCATCTTTACATTCAATTTGAGCATTTTTCAATCTAGCGGCTGCATAGCCGATTCTGCTATACATATCCGTCCATTCATAAGCGGTATATGGCCCATTCCAACTTATATTTTTTCTAAATCCAGGCATTGTGACAGTTTTACCACCAACGCTAAACCATAAACGAACGGCCATTCGTCTAGCATCTTCAATAGGATCACTTGAGATTTCATTTGATTTCATGAATTCTTCTCTAGAATAGAGAGTGTGATAAATGAGATACTGAAGCTTTTCAGGATCATCTCTCATCACTCTGAATAAGTTGACTAATCGTGCGTCGATATCATTTATTGTTTCAAGAGTTACTCTTGGTTTGTTTAGAAAAACAGCCAGACTACCCATGAATGGTTCTAAATATGCTTTATGCTTAGGCATCTGACTAATTATCAAATCAGACATTCGCCATTTACTACCTGGATAGTTTAAAATTCTTTTCATAATTTCAAAGGAGTAAAGAATTCTTTGTGGTCGACCAAACCTCCATACCTCCTCTGTTATTTATTTAGTATTTTTAATTCGTTCCTGACATTATTCCCTTCGCGATTACATACTGGGCATGGTTTAGCTTTCGCATGTCCGTATTTGTCCTTCGTCCAGACAATCCGTTCTCCCTTGCATTTTATGCACGTCATCGTTTTTACCTCGCTTATTGTATGTGCCGTTTGCGATAGCTTTTTCTTTAAGTCGGCGTTTTTTCTTTTTAATCTTTGAACCTTTTTTACCCATTAATTTTTACCGCCTTCGTCAAATCAAAGCCTAATGCTTTCGGATACCCTTCTACTTCTTCTGGTTCAACATGGTAACGATGATTTTCAATATCCATCTTGCTGGCTTTTGCTACCTTCTCTAAAATGCTACCTGACCAGTTTTTACGATACCCTGCTTTCTTTTTTGACTTTGGATTCACACAACTTCTAGCGCCTTCGTCCGTCGCTTTACAGGGAATTACAAACAATGCTAATCTTGATTCATCTAAATACAATTGAACCCATTCAGGTTTATTTAGTCGTCTCACAACTGGACCGCTTAAAGCTAGTCCGCTTTTCGAAATCGTAATACACTCTTTTCCTTCTGCTCCAAATGTTCCTGGTAATAATAAACTTGCTGTATTGATGTTAAATTTCATACGCTTGTTCTCCTCTACTTTTTTAGTCTTAATTTGTTTCAGTCCATATTTTTTGCTGATAATCATTTGATTGTTACTATCGCTTATATTTTCTTTGTCTTCCCGATGAACAACGGTTATTTTAACAAGTATCGAGTTGTCATAGACTTTCTGAACAATCCCCTGTAATGGATGCTTAAAACGGCTATGAGCTTTAAATTCATAGGTTTTACCAATTTCAAATTCCATATAAATACCTCTCTTAATCCAGTTTTTTCATCCATGACTGATTACTTTTTGCTTTTTTCACTTTTTTTGTTGTAACTGGATGTTCCAAATACTTTTTTAATTTTTTTAGTCCTCTACCACGATCTTGATTCTTACGCACAACCCATGTGCCAGTTGTTCCAAAATAGTCGACCATCCCGATAGATGTTTTAATTGCAAATTGGTAAGTATCTTCGAAATAGGTGAAAGGAAATCCTAACTCGTTGACGTTTTTCATTGCATCGTTAGCCATTCTACGTTTATGTTTTTTCTTGTTGTTCTTTACATACTCTTGTATATCTTGCCAAGATTCCATTTGCGCTTTCATGAATCAACCTCCAATTTCATTATTTCGAGTTCTGTTCGAGGTCTTAAGCTGTATAGTTTTTGACAAACTATCACAGCAATTTGCCCATCATTTTTGTAAAGAATACCTTCTGCAGCATCCGTGACTGCTTTGAAATAGTTGTCTAAATCTGGCTTTTTATCGCAGTATTTGCGCTCTAATTTTACGTCTAACCGCTTCTGTTTATTACTTAGGGCTGACTTAGGCGCTTGTACATAAAACGTCACGTGTGCCATGATTGGCCCTTTTTCTATCAATTTAGGTTTTGCTCTTCTAAGGTAGGTTTTTACTTGTTGTTTATACGTCTTCATGGTGCTATCTTCATAGGTTTGTACATATCTTCCACGTCTAGCAAACCTTGGTCTGCTTTGTGGTTTTGGTGTCATTGGTATTGTAATTTTCATGTGATCCCCTACGCTGTTTTCAGTCGATAATCTTTTGTGTTTGTAAACCTATGCATAAATCCATTTGAATGGGTAGCCATTCTTGAGACTATTCTTTCGCCGTAACAATATTGAATTTCTTTTGATTTTAGGTTAGAGGTGATAATTGTTGGCTTATCTATGCGACTTTCCAATATTCCTGTGAGCGTATCAATATCAAAGTTTGATGCTCTACTAAGAATCAGGTTGCCTTTTTCATCTCTTTTATTAAAGTCGCCTAGCTCAGCCCCTATATCATCTAGAACTACGACGTCTGCTGCTTTGATTTCAGACATTGCTACACCAGTAATTGCTTTTCGTGCCTCTTCGTCATTCATCGCAAATTTTAACTGTTCTAAAAGCTCTCGATAGCTGACAAATAGTACCTTCTTAGAATAATTACTTCTAACAAGTATTTCGTTGAGACATCCAATTGCTAGATGTGATTTCCCAACTCCAACTCCACCTGTTAAAATCAGATGGTGTATTTCTCCCAACAGTGTTTTTTCGCAAAATTCCATACTAATATTTTTAGCTTTGGTTGATTCTTGGTTGCTTGGGTAATAATTACCAATTTTTTTATGCAGTGATTTTCTATCCGTTAATACAGAGCCGTTTAAAAAATAGTCTTTTGCCTTTTTTATCAGACTAGATTCATAAAGGTTCTTAGCAGTGGTTGCTTCTTTTTTCTTCACTGAACGATAGCCACATTCCATACATACAGGAGGACATCTTGGTGGAGTATCTGGTGTCGGTTCTTTCCATGCTGTCATTGCTCCTCCGCATTCAGGACAAGGGACATCAACTGTAATAAAATGTGTAGCCATTAATTGCTTTAATGCAACTTTAGTATTCATCATTAGCTATTCCTCCTTAAAACAATCCTGAATAATCATTTAGCGGTGGTTCGCTATCTCGTTTATTTTTTTGCTTTGATTTTTTATTTACTTTCTTCAAAAAATCTGCATGAGTATTAATTCCGTTAGCTCGCCACTGTTTTAATATTCCAGCAAAATAAGCATATGTTTTTACATTGTTTGAACAAATGTTTATCGCTTCTTTTAGTAAATCCAGATCGCCATTAAAGTCTTTCAAATCATATGCAAGATTTGTCATATTTACAGGAGTAGCAAGACTAACATTTTTTGAATAATAAGCGATTAGCTCCGCTGTTTTTTTGTCTCCTAAAGGATTCTCCAAAAAATCCTTTTCAGACGACAACTGAACGGCAGGTTTTTCTTTATTGTTTTTATTTACTTTACTTTTATCTACTTTACTTTTATTTACTTTACTTTGTTCATTATCGACGCCATTAACTAGGGTTTCTTCCTCCTTTATGGTGTCATTAACTAAGTAAATGTCGGAAATAACTACTTCTTTCCTTTTTTTAGTGGCTTCGAGATATCTTTTTTGTATTCCGTTAGAAGTCAAAATTCTATACTCATTGAACTTCTCTTGATTAAAAAATCCAACTTGAACGGCCTTATTTACCGTCTCTTCAACTAGACCCTCTTTCGCCCCAACTTCGTCAGCAACTAAGAACATCGTATCTTCATCCCACCCGATGTAATAACCAGTTTCCCGATAAATATTACCCAGCAGGCAAAGTAGTATTTCGACAGTGTAAGGTCCACACGCACGTTTGATTTTACGAACCTTTATATCTCTTAAAAAATCTACAGAAAGCGGAAAGTAGTCAATTCCTTGTTTTAAAGGTCTTGCCATATCTGCCTCCCTCCTATAAATCATTCATATTAGTAAAGTGAGTAATTCGTTGTTGCCCTCTGCAATATTCACACCTACCACACAGTGTTGGTTTTTCTTCGCCATTTTTTACTTTAATAATATGTTCAATATTTTCTTTTAATTGGATCATTTCAAAATGCATCTTGTCTTCATCTAGGGTAATTAGCTTTACTTCAGAAGGAGTCTGCTTTGAAACAGCGGCTATAATTGGTACAAATTCCCTATTATACTTTTGACTAAGCAATTCTTTATAAACTGCCATTTGAAGTACATATCCATAGTTTTCAATGAATGTACAACGCTCCGCGTAGCTATCATTCCATTTACGTTCATGAATATCTTTTGTTGTTTTTATATCAACAAAATAACCATCCTCTAAATTTAGACAATCGATTTTCCCTTTCCAATCTACATTTTCAATTTGCCCTGTAACAATTACTTCTTTTTCCCCTTTATATAAATTTATAAAAGCAGGTTCTTCTTTTAGTCGTTGAATCATTTGTTCAGCTATTTGGAAATCTTTTAGAAGCCCATATGGTTTTCTACTAGAATACATTTTGTCTTTGTTTTCCTTTTTGAATAGATCATGAATTTTTGATGATTCAAAGTAAGAATGAACATAATTACCAACAAGCAATGCTTTTGGATCTGAACAGGGTAACCAACTTTTTTTTAATCTAGCCATTGTGGCTGCTTCGCATTCATTAAAATTTTTATATTGGCTGACCGACATATAATGCCAGTCAGCTTCATTTGAATAATAATTTTTATCAGAAAGGGTAAGGGCCGTCTTCGTTTTCAACATCTCCATTTACCTCCCCAGTAGCTAAATAGTTTTTGCTAGGATCAGGAAATTCAATATTTAGCTCTTCTTGTAGATCTTTGTCAGCTTGATTTAAATCAATGGAATCAATCATATCTTGAGCAATTTTTTTATTTTCATCTTGATTAAAAATTGATTTCTCAAGCTTTTCAATATTTGGTGGATTAGGTGTAATATCTTTGCGTGGCTGATTATTATCGTATTCATCTTCTGTTGTTTCATTAATAGCCTTTACGAGTAAATCATTGTCACTACTTGAATTGATAAACATTTTTGCTGCTCTTGATAAAACTGTGCGTTTGGCCATCTCTTGCGGATAATCATTTTGCACATTTTTTGTTTTAGCTTTACTCCATGATTTATCTATTTCTTTTTTTGTCATGATTGTGTAAACTTTGATTCCGTCTGTTTGTTCTACCCAAGCAAATGCCCCAATAATTGGGTTATCTCTGTTCAGAAAACTAGGTTTGAAGTTTGTAACGACGGTTCTACCATCCTCCGATCCTATCTCAAATTCATCTCCTTCGAAGATTACTTCAGCATGTACTTTTTTTACATTAGAAAGTCGTTCCAATATGCTTACTGATCCGAAGTATGATCTCATCAATGTGCACTGATCGCCGTAGGGAACAAAGTAGCATTGATTCTTTGCTGGGCTAAGTCCTTGTATTGCCATGTTTAGTAAAGCTTTTGACACTGATGTAGGGTGACATTTTTCCAATAATGATTTTCCTTTAGAATTATCACTAAGAATTAGATATGCTGAGTTTAGAGCATTTCCTACCGAATACCCTGTGGGTAATCTCAATCCTTCACCATGTTGCATTTCCTGAATTCTATTTTGAACGCTTACTATTAATTCATTCCCCATTATAATTTCCTCCAATTTCTAAATACTTTTCTCCTAATCCTACAAATTTTATAGATGTTATTTTTTCTTCACCTATTTCTAAAATAAAATCTACAATATCTTGTTGAGTAACAATCGCTTTCTCTGTTTTAATTTTGAGACATCTATTACTCATGACAGTAGTTACTGTATACAATATTTCAAATACACCATCTTCTTGGGCGATAGTTTCTCCCATACTATCCTTGTCGTAATCTGCTGTTTCGTCTATCTCTTCTGATACATCTTCTTTAGGTAATTGACGAGCACCATACTGATCAAATTCTGTAGTTGGATAATACATTGGAATCCTCCTCTTCCATTTATTAGATTATTAGAAATTTTCAATTTTGATATTGTCTTCCAGGATTGCTCGTATAACTGTTTCTTTGCGTTTGTTACAAATTTCAGTGGCAACATCATACCAAGCGCTGCTATGATTTTTATTCAGCTCTGTGGTTAAGTCATATCTACTGTTATTTCCACTTTTTGGATCAACTAACCAATCTATACGTGCAATTAACGACGTTGCGTATAATTCCCGTTCTGCACAATTTTCAGTCGCCTCTTTATACCATTCACCGAATCGGGCTGACATGGTTAGCTTATTGTTGTTTTTTTGCATTTAACTCCCTCCAAATTTATGTTATAATTTTTCTAGTATATTTTTGTTAGTGCCTAAATCGTCTGCAAACGATTGGGCATTTTTTATTCATCAAACTCACCTGAAGCAATTCTGTTTAATATATCTTGTAAATCTTCTGCATTTTCGATTACAAATGTATGTTGATGACTATCAGATCTTGCTTCTTTTAATGCTGATACTGCTGATTGTCTAACTTTTTCAACTGATATTGGTAATACTTCAATTAACTTTTGTTCTTGTATAGCCATACAAAAAGCTACATCTTCAAAATTGCCCTGAATACTGCTTATTGCTTCACCTTCATCACTGACAGTACATAACAATGGAATTTTTTCTTTTTCACATTCATTACCCAATTCTTTGATTAGACTTCTGATTTTTCTATTCAATTAATACACTTCCTTTTCATTTTTATTTAAATTTTCTTGATATTTAGCATCGTCATATTTCATAAACCAAATTGCAATAATAGGTCCAAGTATTAAAAGTAAATAGTTAAGCGGAATACTGTTCTTTATTACTAGACCAAGTATGAAGAATACTAACAAAGTACCTAAAATTCTTGCTTCATATAAACTACGTGGTTTCCTCTTGTTCATTTTTGACTTCCTTTCATTATTAGGTTAGTTTTACGCCATTTAATCTCTCTTTAATTTCTTGTAAAGTATCTTTGATTTTCCGCTCTTTTAATGATTCGTGATAATTTTTTTGGATATTTTCTTTTTCCATTTATTTTCACCTCTTATTTCAATAATTCTGCGGGATCAACATTTAATGCTTTAGCAAGCTTAACAACTGTTTCAATAGTCGGTTTTTCTTTTCCTTCAGTGTCATTTTTAATCCGACTAATAACACATGGTGTAACTCCGCTTGCTTTTGAAAGCTCAGATACCTTCCAAATTTTTTTAGTATCCTCTCTAGGAGTTCCCATCATCATATATAGATTCCTAGAAAGTCTCTTAGACACATCTTGCATACTAATGTTTGACTCCAAGTTACTTCCCTCCTTTATTCAATCCATTCTTTATTTTTCCAATAAGGTGTTCTTAATATCATTAAATCCATAAATGACATCCCTATTAGTTCTAATTGCTTACAAATTAGAGAAACTTCAAACAACAATTCATCCGAATACTCGCTACAATACTGTAATATTGCCTGTTTTTGTTTTTCGGTCAATTCTTCATCTGGAATCGCCATTAAATAATCGATTTCGTTTTCCACTTCGATTTTTTCTCTTTCTCGTTCCTCTTTTTCCTTTAGTACCGAAAGCGCTAATGGCTCTTTTTTTACTTTCACTCCAGTTGCTAGCCCTATTAGGCCCAATAACTCTTGACCTAATGCAAATGCCAACTCACTATCGTTAAATAATTCGTTATAGGCTATAGCACTTTCTGGCGGTACTGGGTAGCCATTAAAGTGACCATTTGTTGTAGTATGTGCAAAATATACTAATTGGGCCACTTGTTTTTGGCTTAATCCTTTTTTTAAAGCTGCTTTTCTTAATTGTTTGTTTAGTTTTATAGATTTCGTCATTTTTACCTCATTTCGTATAATTTGTTATTTCTATCCGACTGCTATAGGTGTATTCTTTTAACAATAGATAGTTAACACCGCTTCTTCTAATTCTTGATCAATGCGATATTTCTCTATTTCATACCAGCGGTTAATACTGGTATCGCTCATTCCTTTAATAATTTTCTCTACTTCTGAATCTGAATGAGGTGTTACTTGTTTGATAAATTCAATTTTTTCTTTGGTTGTCATTTTGTATCCTCCTATCGTATTCATTTTAGTTGTCGATACATTCCGTATCGAACGATAGCAAAAAAATATCTGGAAAAAGATAATCAAGAGGCTTTCCAAAAAATTCAGCAATGATAACAGCCTTTTTCGTACTTGGCGAACTTGCACCAGATTCTAATTTTCTTACATATACTTCTGATAAATCAAGTTTTTCAGCTAATTCTTTTTGAGTAAGCTTCAATTTTTCTCTTTCCATTTTAAAATTAGTTCGCATTCTATCCCTCCGCTCTATTTGCATTTTAGATACATAATGTATCTCACATGAACATACTACCAGATACATTTCGTATCGTCAACATTTTTTTGATATTTTCCGTATCTTTTCGTTCTAATAGATACACATAGTATCTATTAGGTGTTACAATAAAAAAAAGGTGGCGATAACATGTTAGGAAACAAATTAAAACAACTACGTATATCTAAAAATAAAACTCAACAACAAGTTGCTGATTATTTAGGCATCACACGAGCAGCATATTCTCATTTTGAAAACAATAGAAATGATCCTGACAAAGAAACTTTAGTAAAATTAGCAATATTATTTGATGTCACCACTGATTTCTTACTCGGAAGAAACCACACTCCTGAGTGGGCTAGTAAAGATGAGGTGATTGAATTAGATAAAATATTAAAATCAAATCCAGGAATGACCTATGGATCTGAAATCATGACAGATGAGGATAGAGAACAGATAAATGATTTAATCGCTAGTTATTTTTGGGTAAAAAAACAAAAAGAAGCTCGCAATAAAGATGGGAAGTGATTTCTTTGAAATCAGTAATTTACGATCTTGAAGATATATTTTCTTGGACTGGAAGTTACGATCCATTTGAAATTGCTCACCATCTTGATATTGAATTAGTTTATACTACTAAGCTTCCCATTGGTTATCATGGATTAGCAGTTCCTGAACTTAACACAATATTTATTGCTTCATTTCTAAACGGAAGTAATTATTCTTATTTTGTTTGTGCTCATGAGCTAATACATATAACTGAACATGACGGGATTAATTCATTTTATAATGCTAATAGGTATAGTAGATCTAAAATGGAATATGAAGCTGATAATGGTGCAATTTTTTTACTTTGTAAATATTATTTATATCATGTAGCATCAGATGAAAGTGTAAATATATGTACTATCGCTAGTTTTTTTGGATTAGAAGAAGAATTTTATTCAGATATTGAAAAGTGTTTGCGCTTTATTATCAATTAAATTACACATGTATTTTTAAGGAGGAATTATGATGAAAAAATTAATTAGTTTAGGCTTGATTTGTGTTTGTGGTATTTCACTACTTACTGCTTGTTCGGGCAATAATGATAATAAAGGTACTGAAAAGTCAACCAGTCAATCTAACAGCACAGTTAAACAACCGAATTCAAAAGACTTTGTTGCATCAGGGGAATATTCAGTTGGAAAAAATATTGATCCTGGAGATTACTATGCTGTATTAACTCAACTAGATGATAAATCGAGCATAGTTCTTATTACCGTCAAATCAGGCGGAGAAAATAGTAACCATGACTTATACGGAGTGGGAAACAAGAAAAAAGTATCTCTTAAAAAGGGAGATACTCTCACATTCGAAACTGCCGACAAAGATTTTGTTGTTAGATTTTTAAATGAAAAAGATTTTCAAGAATATATGAAAAATCCAGTATCAAGTACTGAAACTAACAAACAAAAAACAGTCAACTCTGATGTTTCTAATAGTAGTAGCCAAGATAATGAACAATCTGATGCAGCTGAGAAAAAAGAAGTAAGTACTGAAGCGAAGTCTGATGTAGCTACTAATACTTTACCGAGCGAAGATAAAAATACTAATGACATTACTAAGCTAGCAGATGAGCCAACCTTAGAACAACAAACCGTCTTAGATACTTTAGCTAAACATCAATTTAATGATATGTATCCTTATAAAGGAAGCAAAATGCATTCAATTATCGGTGTCATCCAACCATGGACGCAAAAAGATGGTAAATGGTATCAAAAAGTAAGTGCTACTATAGTAAATGCATATGGAGCAAAAAGAGAAGCTAATGTGGAAATACACATAACTCCACAAAGTGCAGATAGTGGACTTGTAGAAATTATTGATTATTAATATCTTCTTATTATTTTATTAATAAAGAGAGAAACCTTCGGGTTTTTCTTTTTACCACAAAACACGAACGTATATTCGTATCCACCTTTATGATATACGATAATTTAATACTTACTTATAACATATTCAATAAAAAATCGTTCTTAAATGTATTTAAATTAAAAAAATCCGAGAGGTTGGTATTTATGGCAGAACCAAAGAAATTAGCTAATGGAAAATGGCAGTTAAGATTTAGATATAAAGACCCCATTACAAATGAATGGAAAAATAAAATGATTACTAGACCTACTAAGAAAGCTTGCAGAGATGCCGAAACAGAATTTAAATCAAAAATTATGCGTGGTGAAAACACCGAAGCAATTAAACTTTTAGATTTTTATGATATTTGGGTTGATACATTTAAAAAGAATAAAGTATCTGCTGGACGTATGCAAAAAATAGCTCTAACAAGAAAGAATTTAAATGATTTCTTTGGGGACAAACAATTGCTAAAAGGCGTCACCAAAGTCAAATATCAGCAATGGATTAACTGGCTTGCAAAACCTGGCAATATCAATGAAAAAGGACTATCAATTGAGACTGTAAGCAACAGACATAACATTGTAAAATCTATGTTTTTAGAAGCTTTGGATATGCAATATATTCATTCAAATCCAACAAGAAATATAAAGTTAACTGGCCAAGTACCAGAAAAGAAATCAAATAAAACCATATCTATTGATGATTTAACTAAATTTAAAGAAGCTTTATTATCTCGTGAAAATACCACAAGTAAATACTTCATTTTAGTACAACTATATACTGGAGCTCGTTATCAAGAGGTTGCTGCGTTGACTTGGGATAGCATTGATGAAAGTAACGAAGTTATTAAGATAAAAAATGCATATAAGTATGATGCTGGCCAGTATAGAATTGGCCCTACAAAATCAGAAGCAGGTGTTCGAAATATCGATGTCCCTTCTTCTCTTTTCTATTATTTAAAAAAATATGAAATGGAACAAAAGAAAAAAATATTGAGAGGAGATTTACGTAATCCCCAAAATTTTGTTTTTGTTAGTAAAAAAAATTCATGGCCCATCTCAAATTCATCTGTGAATAAATATATAAAAGAAACATGTGAACTAGCAAATATTGAAAGAATTTCATCTCATAGTTTTAGACATGCCCGTTCTGACTTATTAATCCTAGCTGAAGCTGACCCAATATATATCAAAACACAGCTAGGACATAAAGAGATAATACAGTCATATGAATACGCATCAGCTACTGAAGCAAATAGAAAAAAGAACAAAGAAAAATATGAAAACAAATACAAAGATATTTTGTAAATACCCAAAAATTACCCAAAGTATATCTAAATTGTTATATTGATGTATATATTAAAACATATAGAATTGTTTTTAATTAAACAGCACTATTCTTGAATAATTATCTATGAAGCTGGCAGGTGGCTTTTTGGTAAAATCCCAACTCTTTAATAAAGAGTTGGGATTTTTTGTTTTGCCTACACTTAGTGTTCTGTCAAGATGAGAAAATAACAAAAGCAATTTCTTCATTCCACTCGTTATGGTATATTTTAATTGTTAAATAATTATTGGAGTGGAGTACAATGATGAAACAATTACCTACAGAATCAAAAAAATTTGATTTAAAGAATTGGTGTATTGAAAATAAAGCCTATCTTCTATTGATCATTTTAATTTATCAAGTGGCAGTTTTATCCATCGGCATTATCAATTTCCCTTACTTAGATGATAATGCTCGCCAAGTCGCTGGAATGACAGATTTTGGTACGACTTACGCACGTTGGGGCAGTGAATTTCTCTCATGGTTTGTTCAAGGAAGTCGTCATTTGACAGATCTGGGCTTGACCACACCAATTCTAACAGGTCTTATCTTATCTCTCACAAGCATACTGGCAATTTATATCATCAATGACCAAAAAATTAGCTGGGGTTCCTCTTTAGTAGCTACTTTAATTGGCCTCAATCCTTGGTTCCTTCAATGTCTTAGTTTCAGGTTTGATAGTCCCTATATGGCATTGAGTATTTTTTGTTCGTTTCTTCCTTTTTATTGGTGGCAGCGTAATTCTTTTACGTTTTTCTTGGTTTCTGTCTTTTCACTGTTTGTTATGTTTAATACTTACCAAGCCTCGTCAGGAATTTATATAGTTATCGTCTTATTCCTTACTTTCAAGCAGTTACTTGCTGGAGAAAATTTCATTGCTCTTTGTAAAAAAGTCGCACTTGCTGCTATCGCTTATCTACTTTCTATAGTCAGCTACCTTATCGAGTTAAAATTTGTACCTTCTGCAACAAACAACATTGGGGGCAGTCAGGCCTTACCAAGTTTTCACGATATTCCCAGTGTGGCTTATCAAAATAGTTACCATTATTTTTCAGAGCTATTGAACCAGAGTAATCGTTTATGGCTTTTATTACTGCTCCTACTGCTTGTTTTATTTTTTATTAGTCATCTATCAAATAGCAAAATCAACTTGGGCTTAAGTTTCCTTTATTGTATCTTATATTTAGGACTTGCTTCTCTCTTAAGTTTTGGTATTTTTATTGTCTATTCAAGAAATATCGCAGGTGATGCGCCTCGCTATATTTACGGATTTGCTGTTTTCGTTACAATCAGCATGTTAAGTTTATTTAACAATCGACAAGTGAAAGCAATTTATCTAACTTCGTTACTTGTGGCCAGCTTGTTATCTTATTATATTTTATCGTTTGTTTTGGTGTATTCTTCCACATTAAACTATCAAAAAGAAGCATTCAATCGCCAAGCAGCTGTTTTAACAGATGATTTAAAAAATGTTGTAACAAACGAACGAAAAAAAGTTTATTTAAATACGTTTTTCAAAAATTCAACTGTTTATGCTAATACAAGTCGAAACTACCCAATTCTTTCAAAAATCGTGCCACCAAATGACGGTCTATATTTCCCTAATTACGTTTGGTTCAATACTTCATCGAATTTAGGAGTAGAGATGGCACCACTGACCGATACGGATATGTCTAAAAATCAAAAAGTAGTAAGTAATCACTTTTATGACATTTATACAAACAACAAAGAAATATTTGTGTTTATGAAATAATTTGTTCCATCCAAAAACACTTCTTTTGCAATAAACGTGACTGTATGGTTTGATTAAGATGGATTAAGTATTCTTTCCGGGTACATTTAGTACTTCCTGAAACTTGCTTATTTCCCATTTTTCTTATGAAGTAACAAAATTTTTGAGAAAAAACAGCTCGTTTTCTATGTTATGATAGAGAAGTGAAAATCACCAGAAAGGTTGTTGCGGACTATGAGAACTCGTCAGAAAAAATTATTTTTATTTTCAATGATTTTGTGGTTAGTTGAATTTTTAATTACACGGATTTCTGATTCTTTTCCAGGAGCAACGCCATTGTTCGTTGTGATTTGCTTGATTCAAGGAATTCTTTTTACTTATTTCTGTCTTGCTTTTTTCTATTATCCGCAATAA